TAATAAACGCATTTTCGATTTCAATAATCATAACCTTATCGGCTCTATTGATCACAACAATCTCCTTACACTTTATTAAACTTTTGTAATTTTAAATATATACTTCTTTTTTTTTACTTCTTTTTTTTTTATCGTGGATTTTTCCGAGTTAATAAAAAAAATTGAATTCATAAAAATAATAAAATATCTAATAATAAAACTAATCAAAATGGTAAAGAATAGAACAGGTGGCACTGGTACAAAAGGTCTCGCTAGAAAACATCAAACTAGAGGGGATAGTAGATTACGATTACCTGAGTGTGAATTGGAACTATTTGCAATAGTAACAAAAATGCTTGGTAATGGTATGTGTGAAATATACACAAATGATAATATTCGTCTAATCGGGCATATTCGAAATAAATTTCGTGGAAAACAAAAACGTAATAATATGTTATCAGTAAACAATATAGTTCTAATAGGTCTTCGTGAATGGGAAAATCCATCAAAAAATTGTGATATTTTGTCCATTTATGAAAATAACCAAGTAGATCAATTACGTAATATTCCAGGTATTCAAATTTCTGATTTATTAAAACGTCAATTAGGATATACAAATACAAATTCAACCAAAAATGAAGATGATTTAATTTTTACAGATGATGTAGAAGAAAATACTATAGTAGTTCCAAAACAACGGATACCAGTTGATTTCGATTTAGAACAAACAGAAGAAATAGATATAGATGATATTTAAAAAATTGAATAAAAATAATATATATTTTTTATTGTATTGTCTCAGTATATGTCAATACAATACGAAGAATTTATAGGAAAAGAACCATCTCTAATTGATTTAGAAAAATTTATAACAATAAATAAAGAAACATTCGATGAATATAATAATGAATGTGAAAAAAACAATAAAAAAGAAGAACAAATCGATTATTCAGTAATTTTTGAATATATTAAATTTTCAAAACAATATGGTGGTCATTATTATATTGGCGGAAATATCAAAAAATTACCAAATGATCCCATAATACAAGAATATATTTTAAAAGCTAGAAAATTAAACAACGAAGCTGAACCTCAACATATGATGGAAGTGTGTTCTCAAATTAGATGTACTAAACAACTATTAAATTTAGAAAAAATATTAGAAATATATTATGAAAAATGCTTAGAAGAATATTATGCTCCGCCAGACACAACAAGTAAAGGCGGTGAAGGATATATAAAAGTAGCAAAAGAAACATTAATAGGAAAAAAATGAAAATTATTTGGTTTTGAAAATCTTATTGTTTACGATATTGAAAAACAATTTAACAGAATACAAATTTATAATTGATAACGTTATTATACTTCGCATATATTTTCTTATATTATATTATATGGAATTTTTTAATATATTATATTACCAATTATCTAGAATTATAAATGTAGAATTATTTTTTACTGTTATATTTATAGTTTTAAATATACTTATTATACTTATTATTGCAAAAAAAATAAACAAGAAAAGTTTTGATATAAGATATGAAAGTGAAGAAGAAAAAAGATATTTAATTCCTATAATTACAATTACAAGTATATGTGGATTTATAGTGTTATATATAGCAAGATTAGCAGTATTAAACGGAATAGAACGAAATAAAAAATAAATAAATATTATATTATAAAATATTTATTTATAAAAGAGGATAACTACCTTGTAGTAAAAGACCACATTGGCCATCACCATTATTATATTGTTTACCGCGACCTAATTTGATATAACCATTATCACCCCAACTAGTTCCCCATGAATTTTTTACTAAATAATAATCCAAGTTATTATCAGTTCCATAACCGACCACCAATACACCATGATCCAACGTAACACCACATGATGTTGAAAAAACTCCAGATTTATATAATTGGAATTCACGCTGATCAGCCTCGATAGCTATGGATACAGGTTGTTGTGAAACAGCTTTCATCATTTCATCATCAGAACTTTTAATGATATCAACAAATTCAGTAATTTTACTATTTTGAATATTTTTACAACTAGTTTTACAAGGACCATTAGTTTTGGTTTCACCAGAAAAATAAGGGTAATCGGCTTCAGAACATAATCCTCCGTTATCACCAATCCAAGTGAAAGCATTATCCATCAAACCTCCCTTACAGCCTAAATCTTTACCACCATTACGATAAGTATCACAATCAACTAATTGTTGTTCTGAAAATGATTCTAATATTCCATATTTAATAAAATATGCACCTTCTAATGCTCCTGTAGTAGAAAAAGACCAACATGATCCACATTGACCTTGATCCTTCACACTTGTAACAGCACCTTTACTAATCCAATTAACAGATAACGGAACTGTAATATTGACCCAATCCGAATTAGTATTACGGATGTTTTCCGCGTCTTTATATAAAAGACCAGAAATACCTAGATACTTTGAAAAATCGTTAGAGTCCATTCCAGAAAACTGATTGTGACCTAGTTTATATGTCAAATTTTGTGAGTTTATTTCTTCGATAAATTTATTGTTATTAACCCATTTTTTTAAGGTAGATGAATATTGTTCATCGGATTCGATTGCAATTTTAAAGTTATTAATCCATTCTTCAAAACGCGTTATTACTGACGATTTTACAAAGGTAATAGTGAGCAATAAAAAAATATTGAATTTCATATTTATATATAATAATGTTTTATATTTATATTATTATTTGTAATCTTATTTTTTTTTTAACCTTATCTTCATCTTCGAACAAATAAATTTCAAAAATATGTTTAGAATAATTTGACAAATCATTAGTTATAGTAATTTTTGAAAGTAATTTTATTTTTTCCAAATAAACCATATATGTTATTTTTCCATTTGATTTCATTTCTTTACTAAATACTGTACCTTGATATCTATTATCCATAATACTTGGATCTTTAAAACATCTATTTATCAATTCACATTCTAATTGTATTTTTCGTATAGAACGCATAGCTGAATTCAAATAATCTAATTCAGATAACCATAATTTTAAAAACATTTGTGATTTTTCACTCATGTTATCAACTAATTCAAATTCCTTTAATAAAATAATTTGATTCAGAAAATCAACCATCCTTCTTATAGGACTAGTTACATGCGCATAATATTTCGGTAATTCACATTCTGTATTATCTATATCATATAATAAATATTTTCCAATAGAATTATTCCAATTACGTATAACTTGAAATGTATTTTCATTCATTTCATCACGATTATCAATATCATGTCTTAATATAGAATTATTTAAATGTATTGTTTTGAAAATACCAGTTTTGTATTCAGATAATTTTGTACCAGTATGCGTATTCATTTTGATCATCCAAAATGAAACCAAATCATGACTATTTTGAATACTATAATCTAAATTTTTAGAAAGATTATAAAGCATAATATAATGATTATCAATATACATAGTTGTTTCATCATATGAATAATTTTTATTAACTTGTATTAAAACATTTTTATAACTAATATTATTGATGCAACCATTTTGGTCAATAACAACATCCATAGCTAATGCGAAACGTGGTTGAAAAGACTTTAAGCTACATAAATTATCTGATAACATCGTAGGAAGCATAGTGCGGTTACGATCTGGTAAATAAATTGTAGAAACCCTTTTACTAAAATAATCCCATAAATCCAATGTTTCTATCCAAAGAAATATATTGGAAATATAAACACTGACAATCCAATTATTTTCAACTTTTTTTACTCCGAAAGCGTCATCATAATCAACTGTATTTGCAGAATCTATAGTAAACACATAATCACCTCGACGATTTTCTATATTATAATTTGGATTATTTGATATCTCGTCAACATATGTTTGTATCGGTTTATTACCAATTGTAAAACGAGTTTTATTTGTAAATTCTGAAATAGATATATGTAAATATTTACAATATAATTTGTAATCATAAAATGCTTCTAAATTATCAACATCACCGATTGTTTCAATTATCATACCATTTGGATGTTTACCTTCCCAATTTTCGTATTTGAAAATTATATATCGGTTTTTTATTATTTTAGAAAATCCAATTTTTATATCATAAGGTATCAAAAACGAAGGAAGACTCTGATCATCAGGAATACATTTATATAAAAGACGTTTCTTATTCGGTGTCCTTCCGTACGTTTTATTATTATCAAGAATTAGAATACCAGATAAATACGGAACAGTTTTTATGTAAGAATGTTTTTCAATAACATTGATATTAATGTTTGAATTATCCAAATATACAACATCCAGATTGAATAGTTTTTGTTCTGATGGTATGATAGTATTTAATTGTGGGTAATCATCTATACTTAGCGTTTGCTTAGATTCATAATCGACAAAACTCCATTCAGAATAAGAACGATCTTTGATAATGATTTGAATATTTTTACTATAAATTGTCATGATTTTATAATATAAATAAAAACTTGTTTGTAGAATTCAATTTTATCTCAAGAAAATTGAATAATATAAAAAATAATATATATATATAAAATACAAAATGAATTTACTGGAAGATCGCAATAATCAACCATTAATAATAGGTAAAAATTATAATATCGGATCACTTGATAATGTAAAATATATAGGTTTTGACAATAAAGGTACATTATTATTGATGTTTAACTGGTATAATGGTTCAAGAAATATATTAATAAAAAGAATTTATGAAATAACTAGAGAAGAAATTTCACAAATAGAGAATGATGATACACATGATGAAACAGATGATGAATATGTTGATGATGATTAAATAAAACGAAATAAAAATAATATTTTATTATTATATAATGTCAAGATATTGCAAATGTTTTTTTTCTAATAAAAAAAAATATTTATTAGAGAGAACACAGAATACGGAGTCGCTATTATATTATTATGACAAAATACACAATAGCCGGGACATAAATAAACAAGAGTTCTCACAAATGGACTACAATAATACATTAGAACAAGTAAATAAATTGAAACAAAAACTATTAGGTAAATGAGTTAGAAATATATCGTTTTAAATTATATCTATAACATGCCACCAAAATATTATAAAAAAAAATTTACCACAACAAAACCAGGTTCAAAACAAGCATCAAAGTCCATGTCATCAAATCTAGCTACAGCAAAATATCTAATAATAGTTGAATCGCCATCAAAATGTGCAAAAATAGAACATTTCTTAGGTGAAGAATATTGTTGTATAGCATCGAAAGGACATATAAGATCAATCGAGGGATTGAAGGCAATAGATACAAAAAAAAATTTCGAACCTACATTTACATTTATAGTTGAAAAAGAGCATCATATAGAAAGTATGAGAAAAACAATATCAATGTTCTCGAAATCCAATATTATATTAGCATCAGATGATGATCGTGAAGGCGAAGCGATTGCATGGCATATATGTAAAATTTTCGACTTACCAGTTGAAACGACAAAGCGTATCATATTTCACGAAGTAACTAAAAATGCCATAATAGAGGCTGTAAAAAAACCAACTATTGTAAATATGAATTTAGTACAAGCACAACATGCTCGACAAGTTCTCGATATTATCGTTGGATATAAAATATCGCCATATTTATGGAAATATTTGTATAATAACAAGTCGAATTCATTGAGTGCTGGTCGTTGTCAAACACCTGCACTAAGACTCGTATACGATAATGAAAAAGAAAAGGATACCACAAAAATAGAACAATATTATAAAACCCGGGGTATTTTTTTTTCAAAATCAATAGAATTTCATTTAAATGCCGATTTTTTATGTAAAACCAATGTTCTCGAATTCTTAGAAAAATCCAAGACACATAATCATATTTTAAAAATAGGTGAAGATAAACAAAGTATAAAATCGCCACCAAAACCATTTCATACATCTAGATTATTACAGGTAGCAAGTAATGTATTACATATGTCACCAAAAACAACAATGGAAATTTGTCAAAAATTATATCAAAATGGTTATATTACTTATATGCGAACAGAAAGTTCTCAATATTCAACAGTTTTTTTAGAAAATATGAAGAATTATATTATAAAGGAATACAAGAAATCAGAATATATTGGAAACTTAGATCCAATTTCATTAAAAGACACGACGAATCCACATGAGGCAATTCGCGTTACTCAAATAGAAACAAAAACGATTCCAAACACGGAAGACACTAGGATGATATCATTATATAAACTAATATGGAAAAATACAGTTGAAAGTTGTATGGCGGAAGCTATTTATAATTGCAAACCGATAAAATTATCAGCACCATTACAACATGAATATTTATATACCATAGAAATCCCTATTTTTTATGGATGGAAAATAGTATCTGAAAAAACGGCACAAGGTTCTCAAACACAAAATGACAACGTTGGTTTATTGACTTATTTTCAATCGATAATGGATGCGAAAAAACCATGTCAATATCAATATATAGAAAGTGAAGTGAGCGTCAAAAACAAACATCAACATTATACGGAAGCCAGTTTAATCAATAAACTAGAGGATCTTGGAATAGGACGTCCATCTACATTTGCAACAATAGTAGAAACCATACAAGATAGAGGATATGTAAAAAAAACCGACATAGAAGGTGAGAAAATCATATGTGATGAATATCGTCTAATTGATAAAACTATAAATACAACAACTAAGGAGCGGATATTTGGAAATGAAAAAAATAAATTAGTTATACAATCGATCGGAATAGTAACATTAGAATTTCTATTAAAAAATTTTGAAGAATTGTTCTCATATGAATACACAAAAACCATGGAGGAACAATTAG